TGGCATGATAACCACCGCCACCTTTAATTACGATCCCAGGAGGACCTGATGAAGTTTTCGCTACATAGCATGGTTGCGGCAACGGTGTCTGAAGCCGAAAGGCGTGAGAAGCTTGCAGCTTCAGATGACGAAGCCGTACACAACGGAGAGAACACAGATATTTCGGATGCAAAGAGCAAGAGCCCCGGTGCATCCAATACACCACCCAATAACCCGGCTACTGTTCCAGAGAGGAATGACTCAGAACAGGCGGGTACCAAGACCTCTTCTGCTCTGGCCCTTAAACTGGCCAGTGCGATTGAGTATCTCAATGAAAACTTCTTGAAGGTCGCGGTGGGAGAGATTACTCCACCTACTCCTTCAGGCTCACCAGAAGCAAAGATAGGGCCGGGAGAGGGTGAAGGTGCCACACCTACTAACTTGGACACACCTACACCAGGTGTACAGTCTGAGGCGGTAGGACAAGCAACGGAGAAGAATCAACCTCCAATGAAGCCAGGTACAGACCCTGCTTCACCTGGCCAGACCAACACTGGTACGGCTTTGGAGACTACGATCCATGACCCTCCGGGAGGAAATGAATCCTGGAAGGATAAGGACATTCTGAAGCAGAGTGCTGCTTTGCTTCAGAAGAGGGCAGCAGCTGCGAAGGTTACAGAGACTAAGCCTGCTGGAGCAACAAAGACTGCTGCTCCAGTAAGTCAAGTAGATCGAGTTCTTGGTATCATGAAGAAACTGGCAGATGTTCCTCCTGAAGCTACTGCTTCTGAGGAAGGTGTGCCTTCTCTCCCTGGGCCGGCTGCAGCTCAGAGAAGAATGATCGATAGCAACGACGCAGCAAGAGACTATACTAAGCGTGAGGCGAAGGCAGAGCCAAAAGAACAGATGGGTGAGGTTCTTGATGAACCAGCTCAGAAGAAGTCGACGGACACTGTCCTTCAGAACAACCTCTCCCACACATCTGAAGCTGGGGTGAAAATCTCAGCAGCTCAGGCTGTAGCGGCGAGGGCCCTACTCAGCAAGATTGCTGAAGAGGGTGGTGCTTCAGACGCATCGTCTGAAGCAAAGGCGAAGGCCGAGAAAGTTCGGTCTATCGTCGAGTCCAAGCAGAAAGAAAAAGAGAAAGATAGTCAGGGTGTAGGTGGGGGAACGGCATCACCGTTCAACACAGGATCGAGTTTCTAGGAGGAACACAAATGGACAACAAGACTAAGATCAGTGCAGCCCAGGCCGCTCAGGTCTATGCCGAAGTGCCTGGTGTCCTTCGGAAGCTTGCTTCTGAGAAGGACCAACTCCAGACAAAATTGGCGGAGGCAGAGAAGGCATTAGAGGGGTACAAGTTGGCTGATAGGATCACGAAGATTGCTCAGACAATGGAGGACAAGAAGATCAATCTTGGCCTTTCATTGGGTGAGCGTGTCTCCAAGATCAAGGAAGCCCATGCAAGTGGTCGGTCGCTAGATGCAATAGAAGAGGCGATTGACATGACATCACCGAATGGAGAGATGGCCAAGGTAGCTGGGGATGTAGATGGAAACGGGGAGAACGCACTTGAGTCATATCTGCTTGGAGGTCTAGCTCAGTAGCTAGGCACCGAAGGCAACAGTAGCATCACAAGGAGACACCCACATGATCGTAAATCTAGAGATTGTATCCGATGTCCAGGACATCGGTCGCAGGGACTTCACGGTGGCTGACAAGACACTTGTGAATCCCACAAACCCAAACTGCATCATCGACGGAGAGTTTGTTAGTCTGAATCTGGACTATCAGCTCATTCGTGCTGCTGATAGCGTTCTTGGTTTCGCAGTATTTGCGGAAAAGGGACGTTTTGATGTTCAGGCAATCGGAAAGCTGACAGTTCTGTACTACAAGCCGTACGAAGCTGACACCCGTGTGTTCACAGCTGCTGGTCTTGCCCTTGGTGGACCACTGGCTATCTCGGACTCAGTTGTCATGGCTGATGGTATTACGAGGTCAGGTCTGATTGCAGCAGGTGGCGGAACTGTCGTACTAGGGTACGTGACCCGTCTTCCAGCAAACAATGGTGGTCGGCTAAGGTTCCTCAAGACCCTTGGCTAATTGGGTTTGAACAATAGGTTCTAACAAGAGGTAAATCAACATGAGCGTTCCTTCCAGAATTCTAAATGATCTCTTCACCCAGAAGCTGGATAGCAGCGAAGGCAAAGAGAAGATCGCAGAGTACGCTGGTACGTACATTCGTGACCGTTTGCGTGAAGTCTCCTTTGCACGGAAGATCATTCCGCCGCAACAGGTGACCAGGGCAGACTGCCAGAGGTCCGTCAACCACGACACACTGGTGAAGATCATTGACATCGAGCCAAAGAGCAAGGCAATGTCTATGACCTTCCGTGGTCAACCCACTGCACGTTTCGTACGTGCACCCCGTGCTGAAGTCGCCTTCTTCACCATCTCCTCGGAGAAGTTCGAGAAGACGGAGCAGGAACTTCTGGCATACGAAATGCCCATCACCAAGGTCATCGAAGACAACTCGGTGAAGGACATCCAAGAGATCGAAGACCGTGAGTTCTGCATCCATATCGAGGCTGCAGTACAGGCTCTTCAGATGGAGGCCAATGGTAACACTGGCACTCCTGTTACTCTGAACTGGTCTACAGTTCAGGCTGGCACGGTAGCTGAGTTCTCCGTACGCAAGGGAGAACTTGCTCGTCACGCAACCAGTTCCACATCAGCATCCCTACCTGTTCAGAAGACAGACTTCGTGAACATGTTCAAGATGCTATCTGGAAACCGTCTGCGTGGTGAGATGGTTCTGATGACCGAAGTTGACTGGGATGACATCCTTCAGTGGACTGCGGAAGATGTTGGTAACAAGATTGTAAGTGAGACAACGGTTGAGGGATACAAGTACAACCTGCTCTTGGGCAGGGCGTACTGCCGCACGGTCAAGACTGACATTCTTCGTCCAGGGAACCTGTACTTGTTCACGAAGCCGGACTTCTTCGGGAAGTTCTTCATCCTGAACAACACCAAGTTCTACATCGACAAGATTGCCAATCTGATCACATGGCAGTCCTGGGAAGACATTGCAGTATCTGTCATCAACATTGCAGCCGTTCGCAAGTTGGAGCTATACTCCGCTGATGCAACGAGCAACGATGCTGACAGCTTGCTGTCGAACTTGATCCCGAAGGCAGAGGAAGACTTGGGAGAATCCAATAATCGGGTTGATGAAGGTCTCGTCTTCCCGCAGCTGGAAATCTTCTAACCAGGTAGAATCGTAGAGGTAAGTCTGTGATAGAGTAAGCGCCAGCGTTCCAATTGGGCGCTGGCGCTTTTTCTTTAGAGCAGTAAATCAGATGTCCTTGTGGGTATAAGGGTATTGTTCAGGCCCAATATAACCCTAAAGGAGATCAAATGAACGACAACATGCTTAAACACTGTTCCTACTGCGACCGCGATTTACCAAGGGATGCTTTCTATGCAGCCACTTTGGCAAGGAATGAAGGTCCGTGCAAAGAGTGTGTGAAGGTTCGTATGTCACGTCGATATAAAGCCCTCATAGGAGCGGGGCTGTGCATGGATTGTAGAAAGAAGGTAGGTAAGGGGCATAGCCGCTGTCCTAATTGCATGAAAATACAACGAGAAAGGTATCATAAAAACGGAGATCGTGAGAGGCAGCTTAGTCGAGAAAGACACTTCAAGGACAAAGTTGCTGCCTTCGAAGCATATGGCGGTCCTGTCTGTAAGTGCTGTGGAGAAACTGAACTGGAATTTCTTTCCATAGATCATATCAACGGTGACGGAGCTGCGCACAGGAAAGAAATGGCCAAGAATAGCAACTCCTCACCACATGCTTACTGTGGTTATCACCTACACACTTGGCTTCGCCTCAACAACTATCCTCCAGGTTTTCAGGTACTATGTATGAACTGCAATTTTGCAAAGGGGCATTTTGGGGAGTGCCCTCATCAGCGACAGAGATTACAGGTAGTTAAGTAGATCGAATGACACATCGCAATTAGACTGCGTCTAATTGCACCGCATCAAAGATTTAGGAGAATAGATCAAATGGCTGAAGAGAGAATGTACACGATTCACAACATGTGCCGCGCTCAAAGCTCTAGAGCTCAGCGGGCAGTAGCTGTTACCCAGCATAGGGCAGCTTTATGGGTAGATGGACAGAAGGTCTTGCCGAAGAGACCTCTTCAAATTTCCGCCGAGACTTTCAACAGGTTGGAATCTGAGATCATAAAGAAGCTACGTGAAGGACGCCTAGCCTTCACCACACCTGAGCAATACTATGTAGACTCGAGGCCAGACGGCAGAATCTATGTAGTTCGTCCAGGGCGTCAGATAGCGGAAGAGAAAGTCATCTCTTCAGATCATTGGAGGCTCCTGTTTGAAAAGCCAGCAGCTCCTGAAGGTGAGCTACCAGTGCCTCTGAAAGACTGGGTAGGGCCTGGCCCAACTGATGATGCTCCTCTGGGTGCTGATGGTCCTGTAGGACCCATCGGCATGACCGGACCCGACTGTGGTGAGCAATCCTTGGGTCCACAAGGTCTTCCTGGTGTTGTTCCAATCGCAGATGAAGTACCTCCTGTAGTAGATAGTGTGACTGTAGAGGTGAGGCCGGAAGAGTCGGCTCCAACTACTGCTTCTGAAGAAGTGACATCAGAACTTCCAGACCCAAATGCAGTGCTGACAATAGATACTCCTACCTCGACGCCGGTAGAAGATCAAGCATCCAAGGGTAAGAAGAAACGGCATAACAAGCAGGGGGTATAACTTATGCATTACAAAAATGGCCGTGAAGCTAAGAATGGCGACAAGGTGATGGTTATCCCTAGCTATGGACCACCCATCACAGGCATTCTCTATGACGCAACAGTGGGTAATGACTGTTGCAACGGGAAGCTTGCACCAATCTCTCCTTTAGATCTAATGCCCAACCTGAAGGAATGTCTTCATCTGGATGATGCTCTGAAAGCACTTTCTATTGGTGAGCCATCCTTGGCTCCTGCTGCTAGCTCGACAAAGGGAACCTGATAGGCATGTAAATAGGAGGACCTAGTGAAAGTCTTCAATAACACAGATAGAGCTCTTCCAGTAGAAAGATGGACCATATTCCCAAAGTCCACTAGATGTGTGAATCAACAGGGTAAGGTCAGAGAAGAGCTTCCTGATGAAGTGGGGTATGGATCAGTTGTCAGAAGACTAGAAGCCCAAGGAGTTGTTGTGCTTCCCAGCTTCGGTAAGTCGAAGACTGTTGAGCCGGTGAAGGAATCGGTGGCAAAGTCTATACCCGCTCCCCAGAAGAAGAATCGCGGCAAAGGATAAAGTCCTATGGCCCAAGAACTACAAGGTCTGGATGGTGTAGCTGGGGTAAGTCCTATCTTCAATGCTTTCATCCAGACCGTTCGCTTCTTCATGAGGGACCATCCTCAGCTGAATCGTTTGATCAAGGGCCAAGAACACTCAGATCGAATGATAGCCTGGGCTATCATGGACTTCCTGTCTGACTGGGCAGGAACTCCTCCAAACCTGGGGTACATGACCCTGGAAGAGATGTGCAGAATGCACTACCAGTCCTTCGCTCTCCGGGGAACTGCAGTAGCCCTTATGCAATCAGTAGGTATCTTGCAAACCAGGAACTTCCTGCAGTTCTCGGATGGCGGTATCAGTGTCGCGGTAAGTGATAAAGCACCTATGTGGATGCAATGGATCAGAGACTTCCAGACCAAGTACGAACAGGAAAAAGTCCAACGTAAAGTCTCACTCAATATCGCTCAGGTCCTTGGAGTCTTCAGTGGTGTCCATACCGAGTACTTCTTTGTGAACGGTTGGTTCGGCGTCTATTGATTTATGGTTAGTATGGAGTTGAATAGTTACATAGATCTCGGTAAACGGCCATGGATTTTGCTAGGTTTGAATGAGGGACATCACGGCCCAAAGAAGTCGGATCGTTGTATAGCTGCCATGCTTGTAGATCAAAAGTTGGCTAAGTGGCTGTGGCCCATGCTCAAGACATTCGCAGAAACAGGAAGACTCAAGTAGATAGCAACTGATACAATCAGTAGAGAAAAGCCAAAATGCTTTTCTTTAGCCTTCTTTTCCGCCGATCTAATTTGAAACAGGAGACAGAACAACATGTACACTTACCACACATTCAGTAGCCCGGCGGAACTGATCGACTTTCTGAACGGGACTATTGTTGGTCGTCCTCTTCCGCAGCTTGTATTTGGTCTACATGGCTTGACCCTTGTTGTGAATGATGGTTTGGCAGACAGGACAGTTACGTTCTCGGACCCCTCAGGTTTAGGTCTGTCTCCATTCGTTATATTGGCTCAGGTTCAAGTAGTGCATGCCAACTTGGCCAATGTGAAGTTGCGGAGTTATGGTCTATCTCCACAGAACTGGCAGCTAGTGTTAGATGCACAAGGGTACACAGTCAAAGCTGGCACTGCCAATGTGATCTTAGGATGGCCTGCCACTACAAAAGTGGTTTCGCAGATAGCCAGGACTGACGTCATACACGTGATTACTTCCATAGCTAGCGGACCAAAGTATGCAGTCATAATCAACTCAGATCAAGTGACGGCAGAAGAGCTAGCAGTTTCATTCCCGGCTGGTTGGGATATGAGCACTGCTGGCAGGACACCTTGGTACCGCATAGACCGAAAGAACGTGTCAGCACAGATTACATGGCCTGGCACTCCCTCCGGTACTTTTGCTATAGAAGTAACTGATAATCCAACAGATGCTACAGGCGATGCTATCCCGGATGAGTACTTGGAAGGTATGGCCGCTAATCAACCTTCCGGTAGCGCCGGAAGATTATTTGTGGACGATATAGAGACGGATGCTTTGTATATCGCAGGTACATATACCCCCGCGCCGGGTGGAAGTGGAGTAGGAGCAGTTCCAACTATGCTATTTGTGATCAAGAGGTAGCCATGGGTTATGTAAAAGAGGAACATCTT